CTGCACCACTGATAACAGGAACAATACTTATATCTGACTGTCCTATAGGATTATGTAATTCAGTCTCATCAATATCATAATCATCAACAAGAACCTGATAATACTTATCAGCCATGTGTGCTTCTAACTTTGGAAAGTTGCTAACAAGAAAACGTATTGCATCAGCAGTAGAATTTATTACAGCATCTAATTCTTTATAGCCTACAAAATCAGCTAGTTCTCCGTATAATTTAACTTTTCTGAGCATAGCGATACCTCTTACCAGTACATTTTAACAACCACTCAGAATATGGCTCTCTACAAGATAGTCTATCTGCTAAATGGTGTAAAACCATATCTCCTAAGAAAATAGCTACATGATTTAAAGTTGGGTGCATTATTGACATTAATAAAACATCTCCAGCTTCTAACTTTTCTTCTGATCTAAGTTCTCTAAATCCAGTTCGCCACGCATAATCTTCAAATAAAGGATTTTCTAAAAATTCCTGTGGTGTCATATTTCTTGCATAATCTTTTAGTTTTATACCTTTTTCTTGTGCGTACCAATCAACAACTAAACTCCAACAGTCAGTAACACCCCATACCCATGGTCTACCTAATAATTCTGGAACGTAACCTTCGGGAATACATTCACCCCATTCACCTGTTTTGGGGTTAACAATATGCCAAGGTAATTTACTATGTTCACAGCTAATACGATCAGCTTGGCTTGGTATTGGAGGTGTTGTCGGATGACTATGAACAACAGCAGTTATCTCTCCAAGATTATCTGCCTTTACATAATCCTCTGGATTTAAAATAAACTCCTGATGATTTGTTATTGCTAAATTTTGACAAGGATAGTATTTATGTTTGCCTCTGATATTTAATAAAAGTCCTACAGCTTCTTTAGGATCTTGGTCTTTCGCATGAACCAATGCGTCATCTTTCCAACTCATTGAGTAAACGTACCAATACTAGGAAATAAAGCACGGGTACATTGACGCTTGGGTGCTCTAACTCCAGCCATATCAATAGCTCCTGCTAATTCAAACTCTACTATTTCTCTTGTTTCTGCTGCTTTTCTATCAATTACAAATATTTGACGTTTAAATTCTGCTGTAGGATCTGGTGTTCCTAATGGATTAGAACTCCCTGGAAAATTAACAGCGTCTAAAAATCTTGCCATTGTTCTTATTCTTGTAACAGTAGCTCCTGTTAAATCATTACCAGTTGTTGTCTGGTTAACAGTTAAAAGTATTGCTGATATTGTTCCTAATGCGTTACTTACTACAAGTTTTGGTCTAGGAATTTGACCACGTTGATATGCAAAACCTGTAGCTTCTATTGGAAATCTTTGATAAGCATTACCAGCCCATACTATTTCTCCATTTGCATTAAGATTAGATCCAGAATGAAATCTATAAGTTGTAGTCGCACCATGTAAAGAATTGTCTAACTGTAATGTAAATAGTTCAATAATTGCAGAGGGGTTTATTTTTTGAACTTCACTAAAAACAGGAGCAGTACTCATGGTTCAAATACCTCTCTAAATGTAGCTTGTATTGTTGCTCTATTTAAATAAGGTATAGATTTATTCCATGCTTCGCATACATACTGTGACGAACTAGATTCTCCTGGAGGAGTAAAAGTAAAGCTGGCACTATCATTTGCTCTTGCATCTAAAAATGTTTCTATAGTATCTGCGTCTGTTTCTGAAACTTCAAACGTAAAATTAAATATTTTTGGATTTTGGTGCTGTGCAAGGCCAAAAAGTATGCGGTGCTCGTACCCATCAGCAAAACGAATAGTACGAGTTAATGGTGCAGAATTTTTTTGTTGACCATAAGTAGGAGTTATTGAAGGAAAAGTAGCCATTATGCAAGTAAACCTCCAGGTCTTTTCTGTTGTATTAATTCAGATTGTACTGCAACTGATATAAGACGACCAAGTTCTCTACCTCTTTGTTCATCACCTTGAACCGAAGAACCAGAAGCGTCTACATTAACTACAACATTTGTTGATCCTCCACTCATATCAGAATTAGGAACTATACGACCACCTGAGTTTGGAACAAACATTTCTGGGCCACGTTCTCCTACTAAATAATTTTTATTAGCACTTACAGGGCCACCATTAGCTCTTGCAAAAAATCTTGAACCAGGAAATATACTGCCAAGTAAAGAATTAACGCCAAATTGAATAAGTGATCTAGAAATTTGACTAAATACACTACGAGCAACATCTCCAAGAGTCTTAGTGCCTTCTATTGCACCTTGAATAGCATCAACTATTCCAGTTTCAATACTCTGCCCTATTGCCTTATATAAAGCATTTAATTTTTCTACTTGTTTAACCTCTTGTTCAATAGCTTCTAAAGCATTAACAAGTGCTACTATTTGATCTTTTTTATCTGCTCCATATTCCTTAACTAAATCTCTTATTCGCTTTTCTTTGTCAGCACGTTCTTTTCCTAATGATAAAATTTCCGCATTATATCTAATTTGATCTAAAAGATCATTTTTGAAATTATCAAAATTAACTGATAAATCTCTTGAACCTTTATTAATATCGTCTAATTGATCTTTTATTCTTCCAAACATTTTTTCAAAAAATGGAATCCTTTCTAATTGAGTAATTATGTCTTTAATAAATCCAGCTATTTGACTTGTTACAAAATTAAATAATTTAATTACAGCAGTTAAACCTTCTACTAATTCAGTAATTATAAAGGTAAACGGAACAGCTATTATTCCTAATGCTGCTGAAGCAGAAGTAAGAAGTTCTTGAAATCTTGAACCAAGTAAATTTAATTGATTTCCTATATCAATCATTGTGTCAGGTCTAGTTCCAGTTTGTTTTGCAACTTCTTTTGCAATCTGCTGTCTAGCACCTTCAAAATCTCCTATTCTTTTTAATTGATTTACTGTTTTACTTAGCTGTGCATTTACACGAATACCAGATTGTTCTAAAGACTCTAAATCTATATTTTGTGTAGCTAAACCTATATCTTTTACCTTAGTTAAAGTACGTTCTAAAACTGTACCAAGAGCACTACCTAATATTTGAGCACCAAATTCTTGTCCTTTAGGAGCTAGCATTGTTCCTAATAAACTACCACCAACTGCTCCTGCTCCTCCACCAAATAACAAAGGGAAGCCAGCACCAAGCATAGTGCCTTGCCTTCTATTTCTAATTCTTCTCATATTATTTAATCTTCTTCTTGCTTCTCGTTTTCTCATATCTTCTGTTCTAGTTGAGACTTTTTCTTGTTTTTTAACTTCTTCTGTTATTTCTTTTTCAATTCTTAATGCTACTTGTCTACCTGCATTAAATTCTCTAGTAGATTGTGCTGCAAAAGTACCACTTGTTCCTCCTGCTGCTGGTAATCTTCTGCTTGGCGGTACAAGAGTATTACCTGCAAGAGCCTCTGTCTGTGCTTGAGTAACAAAAGCAGTAGAAGCAGTAAAAGGATTAGCTGCTCTAGCTGCCTGACTTTGAATATTTGCGTTTATACCTAATTGCCTTCCTATTGCTACGCTAACAGCTAAAAAATCTTTCGATCCAGCAACAGTCATCTCTTGCATACGCTTGAGCATCGACATTGCTTCATTACCAGCAAGAATTGTTCTAGGAAACTTTTCTATTTCTTTTAATCTTGCACTAACACTTCCTATTGTTTTCTTTGGATCTGCTCCACTTGCCATAGCAAAAGCAGTAGCTTCTAATCTTAATGCTTTAAAATTTCCTGCTAATAAAGTTGTTGCTGCTCTTTGTCTATCTGTTGCTTTGGCAGCATCATCAAATGCTTTCCTAACAAAGCTCATTTCTTCTTTTATCGTTGATATTTTTCTCGCAAACTGATTAGGTCTGTTAGTGTCCATAAAGGAATTAACAGCAGCTTTTCCTAAATCTATTTGTGCATTTAATCTTTTTAGTGCTGCCTGTGCTGGATCTGTTTTTATATTTATCTTTAACTTATTTATATTTCCAAAAGTTTTCTCTACCTGTTTTGCAAGTTGTTGAAGTTTTCTTACATTCTTTTCGCCACGACTCGTATTTATAACAAGATCAATCTGTTTAATCGCCATTTCGACCTAATTAGCAAAACATATATTCTATTCTACCTCGATTTGGGTATAACGCTTCTTCTTTGTGTCTTATCTTGTTCTTTTTTCTGTTCTTCATTTCTTAAATCATAAAAAGCAGCCCAACCTATCATCTCTTCAAGAGTTAATGTTTGACATAATTCATTAACAGATTTTTTTAATTCGTTTGCTAATGAATATATAAACATCCAATCGGGATTAGCTTTTCAAATCGGCTTTTGCCTCTTCAACCTCCTTATCAGAACCAGCTTCTAACATTGATAATTGTATTTCTTGTAAAACAGAAGCAGCGACTTCTCTTCTTAATGATGCTTTATCTCCGTCAGCAAATAATCTCTTACTATCTTTATCTAATGCTTTTTCAATCATTAATTGTAAAGCGAAATCATTTGCATCTTCACTTCCACTTTTTTTCTGAATCATTTCACGTTCAGCAATAGTTAATGGATGCCAATAAATAGTAAGTAAAACTTCATCGTTATCCATGATGTCATATTTATAAAGCTGGCTTACACCAAACTTATTTTTAAGAAGATCAACTGCTCTAGTCATGATATTATATAGCTATTAGAAGTATATCAGCTATTAGCAAAAAAAGCACACGATATAATTCCTAAAAAGTGTGAGCGATCTTCAATCTCTACAGGTGTCGGTCCAGAAACTTCTCCTACTCTTGGAGAACAAGAAAATGGATCTCCATAAGTTGAAGTATTAATAGTATTTAAACCATCAATAATTGATTCAGAAATTGCTGATAATCTTGCACTACCTTTATTTTTAGGAACATATACATTTGCCTGTATAGCACCAGAGTAATAATCAACAGAAGCACCTTGAGCTTGCAACGTTGATTGAGTAAAGGTAATAGATGTTGTTACATAAGTTGTAGTTTTTCCAGGAGAAGTAAAAGGTACATTGTCATACACAATCTTTACTCTAGGATCAACGTCTGCAACGGAATCAGTTATAGCTTTTTCAAAAGCTGCTCTTACATTAACTAAACTCATAATCTCCTATATTTTGAACCTAAAGCTGGAGCATTTCTGCCACCTTTTGTACCTTTGAATAATACCTGACTATCAGCTACTCTTACATCTGGTAAATTCATACTTCCACCAAATACAAAATCAACAACTTGACCTATAGTTTCAACATACGGAATAATTGTGCTATTAGGAGAACCTAATGCCTGTCTTGCATAATCAGCCCTGTTACCTATAAATATTGTTTGTCCAAATTTATATTTTTTATCGAGAGAATATCTAGGTTCAATAATTGCTGGTAAATTTCTTCCTTGGCCTTTTTCTTTTTTTCTTTCTAGCCACGGAGATCGTATCTCTTCATTAGCTAAAGGTCTATAAGTATTAGCTTGCCAACTAGAAGCAAAAAAACCAGAATATTGAGGACTTTCTGATGGCAAATCTGCAAGAATTTTTCCTATTAAATTATTAAATTGAATATTTAACTCACCTCTTGTAGAAGCAATAGCATTACTTAAAGCATTAGGATCTGATTTAGCCATTAGAACCTCACTAATAAAGTAAATAGATAAGTTTGACCACCTTGTTTAGTGTCAATATTAACTATTTGTGCAGTTCTTGTACTTCCTGCATAAGTTAATATTACTTCATCTTCAAATGTTGGTTGATTACTTCCTATTAAGTCAGGTGTTATATATATTCTTGCTTCTCTAGTTTCTTTAGCAAGATCCTCTTCTGATCTAACAAATTCAACTGGTACTTTTATATCTGAATAGGTTGTATCTATACTAACTTCTTCTCCAGTATCAATATTGTAACTAGATTCTCCTTTTTTTACATAGGTAATACTTGAATCCAAAGAAGTTCCTAATGATGCAACTACATCTTTAGCAACACTTTTTAGTAGTGAATCTAATTGACCTGCCATTATCCTCTAACTACCCTCATCTGAAAACTACCTGCTCCACCTAGCATATATGCTCCAAGGTAACTTTGTAACCACGGGTAAACATCTAAGATATTATTAACAGAACCAGTGCCCTGACTATCAGTATTATATTTAACCTGTATATCACCTAATTTTACTTCACTAAAGTTTCCATCTTTTCCTGATACACCTGTAATTGCATCAGTATCATTTGCCAATGCTCTAGCTAATTCATACTGTGCATACTTAATATTATTTGGAATTGT